CTATGTTGACTAGTATGAGCACTAGGGACATTCGTAAGAACATTGATGACGCACACTTGAAAATTAAAATGTCTAGTAAGAAGTCTGGTCAATATCGTGTTAAAGGATTACCTGCACAAAGTAATGTAAATGATATACGCAGTTATATCAAAGAAGTACAAATTCAAACTGGAATCAAAGTTGACTTTGTGATGATTGATTATCTTGACTTGGTTATGCCTGTATCTGTTAAAGTTAATCCTAACGACCAGTTTATTAAAGACAAATATGTTTCAGAAGAATTGCGTAATCTAGCAAAAGATTTAGGTGTATTAATGGTTACTGCTTCACAGTTGAATCGTAGTGCTGTTGAAGAAATTGAATTCGATCATAGTCACATTGCTGGTGGTATCAGTAAGATTAACACAGCAGATAACGTGTTCGGTATCTTTACAAGTCGTAGTATGCGTGAACGTGGTAAGTATCAAATTCAATGTATGAAGTCACGTAGTTCTACTGGTGTGGGTCAGAAGATTGATTTAGAATATAACATTGAAACAATGCGTATTACTGACGAGGATCCAGATGGGTATGCTGACCAACAAGCAAAATATCGTCCTGCCCCTAGTCCCAATGACATTATGAATCAGTTAAAGCCCCAATCAACACTTATGTCCACTGAACCTATCATTGATCAAAAGACCGGTGAGATACTAGAACCTGAGACTAAGCGTGTTGTAGCTGATGTACAGGGGTCAAAACTCAAGTCATTACTCAATTCCCTAAAGAAATAATTCTCTTATAATAGCATAAATACTTATAGGATAATTATATGCAAAAACAAACTCGCTCCCTTTTACAGGAACTAGAAGAACTCGGTAATAACCGTGATACAACTCACGTTATTGAGAGTAGGGCCCATAATATCATCAGTAGTGCCATTCATTTAATTGAAATGATTAATCGTCACTATCCTGAAGAACAAGCTCAACTTTTAGAAAAGAAACTGTTAAGTGCTATCAAAAGCAAAGACAAAGCAAGATTTGCAAAATCTTTAAGGAAAAATCGTGAAGCTGAATGAATTAAATCTAAACCAAATGTTTGGTGACTATGGAGCTGCCGCTATGAAGCAAGCTGGTAATAGACTTACCGGAAAAGCTGAAGGTAACTTATCAGTACAAGATAAGATAGCAAAAGACAAATTCATTTCAGACTTCATCGGTAGAGCAAGTACCAATTTGAACAGTGCTATTCAAAGCGGATTAGTTGATCCTAACATTAAAGCAGCCGCAGCCGGAGCAGTAGAACCACAACAAGATGCTACTCCTGAGCCGAGTGCGGATGCTACACCACAACAATCTGCAACTCCAACTGCATCAAAATCACCTGACCAGGTTAGAAAAGAAAAACTAGCGTTAGCTACTCAAGCGGCACAGCAGAATATGGCTTCAAATCCTGCTCCGGTTAAGCCAACTGAACCAAAGACTCCGGAACAAATTAGACAAGAGAAGCAAGCGGCAGCCGCGCAAACTGCACAAAGTCAAATGGCAGCGAACCCTGCTCCAACTCAACAAACTAAGATGACACCGCAACAAACTGCGGCTCTTAAAGGTAGATTGAAAGCAGGTGCCACACCAACTAGTGGACAAAGTGGATTCAAAAATTATGTAGGTGGTAGTGGTCAAGTTCAACGTGAATCAAGATATGCTAAGTTAGACTATATACTAGAAAGCATTATCAATATTGATGAAGCACAAGAAGCACAATCTATCAGTGAATACTTACAAAACATGTTTAATCAGTATTTAGGAGTTCCTATTACTGACCCTAAAGCAAAAGCACAAATTAAAACATTAGCAGATCAGGCTCAAGCTAGCTATCCAAAGATGACTAACGCATTGACACAAATGGCTAACTTAGGTTTTGCTATAAGTTATAGTCAAGGTAGCGGAGACACTCAAGGTGTAGATGTAGGTGCTACTACAGCACAACCAACATCGGGGGCAAGTGCTTTTTCACAAGGCATGAAACAGGGCCTAGGATCAAGCGATGCTGAAACATCTCCTAGTGCATCTACTCCTACGTCAGCGGCAGCCACGGCACAGACTGGTTCGGCATATGACCAAGTAATGTCATTAGTTAGCAAATTATCTAGTGAAGAAAAGAAACAGTTAATAGCTACATTACAAGAACCTTCTTCTGGTGGCGCCGGAGCATTTGACCAGATGGGTAAGCAACTGCAACAACCAAAAACTACAGCTAATCCAGTAGATAATCGTCAACAAAAGTTAAACGTTAACAAAATTAAATCAGGTAACAAGGGAGCACCCACTCCAGATGAAGAAGCTAAGTTACAACAACGTATCCAACAACAATTGGCAAAGCAAGCATAATGAACTTATCTGAATCATTAGCATACTTACGAGATACAGTTAACAAACTAGAGATTGTTAACGAAGCCTTCACTGGCGGTCATGCACCACACTTAGAAGATTCTGTATTTTTGGGCGGCACTCAAGGGGTTGCTGATGCTATCAATTCAGTTAACACAACAATTAAGAAACCTCAAACTGCAACAATTAAATGGGATGGTTATCCTGCATTGATTTTTGGTCATGGTCCTGATGGTAAGTTCAGTATATCAGACAAACATATGTTTAATAAAGCAGATGGTTCTGGACGAGCAATATATAGCCCCGCACAATTTATTGAGTATGACAGGGCACGTGGCGTAGAACGCAGTGGGTTAGCAGCCATCATTCCTGCAATATGGCCTGGACTAGCTAAAGCAAGTAAAGGTACTACTGGTTACTATTGGGGTGATTTGTTATTCAGTCAGCCACTAGAAAATCAAAACGGAGTATATGTTTTTAAAGCTAACCCTAAAGGCATCACATATACAGTAGATGCTAACAGTCAAATAGGTCAACAGCTTGCGGGTAAAGTTGCTGGTATAGCAGTACATCAATATATCAAACCAGATGCCCCTATTAAAGCAGAGAAAATGAGTGCCAAAGGGCAGAAGGTTCATCCTACTGATTTTGCTGTATCATTGAATGGTAAACTAGGTGGGTTAAAAGAAGATTCTGATGTTGCTATACTACCTAGCAAATTACCACAGACTCCCAAGATAGTAATGCCAGAAGCAGAATTAAAAAATGTTAGTGCTAAAATTAAAAAGTATGGTAAAGCACTAGATAAGTTTTTGAATACTGATTACTTGGGCATACCATCAGATGGGTTTAAAAATAACATATTGGGTGTATATTTCAACAATAGAATCAGAGAAGGTAATTTAAATGACTTAACTGATGGATTCTATAAGTTCATTGAAAATAGAGCAATGAGTGGAGTTATGAAGCAAAAGTTATTGACTGGTTATGTAGACAAGAAAACAGGTAAACAATACCCTGGACATATCCCTGCTAACCCTGCAGGAGTTCAGGCCTTGATGGAAATCTGGTCATCTGTTTATATGTTAAAGACTGCTATATTGAATCAACTAAATCAAGCAGCCGCTTCTAGCCCTGTACAGGGTGCATTAGACGATGGCACTAAAGGGCAAGAGGGATTCGTTGCAAACGGCTACAAATATGTAGATAGAATGGGTTTTAGCCGTCAAAACTTTGGAATTAAGTAACCAAAACCGATATTTTTTTGTGCCAGGCATAAATATATACATGAATCAGTAGGATTCAAAACATTTAAAGGAATATCAAAATGGCACAATTTACACGCACAAACGGTGACTATCTACCGGTAATTAACTATGACAGCCCAGCTTACACTAACTCTGGTGTTAACGCTGTTACATCTGGCGCAACAGTACAACCACAAGGTCCAAAATTAGACTTTTTCACTGTTACTTTCACAGGTGCATTGACAACAACACAATTGAACGTTGCTGTACAAACTATTCAGCAATTGGCTACAATTTATATGTATGAGTACACAGATACAACTGATGACACATTAGCTGTTGCTGTATATCCAGTTGGTGCATGGACAACTGACGCTTTAGACACAGCTTTGACAGCCGCTGTTGAAGGTTGTACAGTTACTGCTACTGCTACATTCACAGGTTAATCTTTAACTTGAATAAAAAGGCCCAAGAAATTCTTGGGTTTTTTTACGGCTATTAAATAGTAGTATGAGTTACATTATTACTTGCTACACCCTGTTTGATATTACACAGACTAATGTACCTAATCGCCAACGTCCTGAAGTAGACAAAGAAATAGATGAATGGCGTTATAAAAGAAACACTCAAAGTAATTTTGACACAATACAACAAGTTATTTCATTGCGTAGTCAACCTGAATTATTACGTAAACCTAAAAAAGAATTAATAAGATTTGATAAATTTACAGAGTTTGGATTTTTGTTTGAACAACAAGATGATGAGACTTATCCTTGTTGGTCATTTGATTTTACAGTACAGCACCCCAGTGTATTTTATGATGGTGTGTCAGAACTAGGATCACTGTATAGAGATTGTGATGGTGTACCTGTCATTAAATGCGGCACCGAATGGAACAAACTACCAACACATTTAGATACTAGCGATGAGTTAAGAAACATTTACTTTAAGGTATTAGCAAATGATGAATGATATTTTTACTAAATTTAAGAAAGTTATACCCGAAGAAACAATTAATAATCTAGCAGATTTGTCAATATTCAGGGACCAAGATGGCTCATATCATTTATTTGACAAATATGTCATTAGACGAGTAAAAGATGAATATGAGGTAACAGTTAATTCGTTTGATACAAATAAGACATTTTATACGCTAAAACATGCGGTTGCATGGTGTACATTTGATAAACGAAATAAAATTGTAGATTCAAACAGAATATACGATTTAGACAAAAAAGTAGCCGGTTTAGAATCTACTATTCAAGGGCATCAAAAATTAATTAAAAGTACCAAGAATATGGATGATAAATTAATATATCTAGCTAAGTTGGGGGAAGAAAAAATGAAAAAGAGACAGCTTTATGATGAATTGGGTCGTTATATAGCTACTTCCAAATATTGGCAGACCAATAGGTTTAATACAAAACCCGTATAATAAATGAAAGAAAGATAAATATATTATATATTTCTTTGGAAACAACTATGAAACTAACCGATCTTGACACTTCACGCCGCAACAATGCTTATAAAGCATTAAAAGAACATTATGAACTTCCGTTCAATGTTGACAAAATGGCACTTGCTCCAACGAGAGCAATGCTACAAAAAGTTCGCGGTTTAATGACTGAAACTAAACAGTCTCCTGACTTTTACGAAAGTCAATCTAATCCAGCATACATGAAACTAGTATTCATGGAGCAAGCATTAGCAGACCACTTTGCTGAATTGCGTATGCAACCTCAACCACGTATCGTTGTAGAAAACGAAGAAGTTGAGAAGTCACAAGTTGTTCTTGCCGCTCAAGACCTAGTTGATTCTGTACAGAAGATGCTAGAAGAAGTTGGACAAATGAAAGTTAAAGAACTTCCAGCATTGGTATCAGGTATTGAATCTGAGATTGGTGTTACTGAAAGTCAAACATATAACGAACAAGTAACCGCACAACTAGACGCATTGTCAACAACATTGAATGATGCGTATGTTGCAATGAAAGCCGCATTGAATCAAGTTACTGGTCAAGCTGCCGGAGAAGAATTTGCTGCCGGTGCTGAAATGGGTGCCGACGCTGGTATGGATGCAGGCTTAGAAGCTGGCGCCGAAGCAGGTGTTGAAGCAGGTGAAGAGCTTGCCAGCTTTGATGAACCTGAATTACCTCCAGAAGAGCCAGAACTACCACCAACAGGTGGTGTAGGCAGAGCTAAGAGATAACATGTTTCTTTTTGAACTTGATAGTCCCGATCCGTTTGTTGTTAAACTTATCGCTGTAACTAATCAATTGAAAAGTGGCATGGATAGTGGTACAGAAAAAACAGACTGGACCACTAATGAATTTTTAGATTATTTACAAGCCAATGGTATCAATTTAGATACCAATGACTTGTATACTATGATAAAAAAACCACCATTGCAAAACATCATAAGTAATATACAGGGTGACACTGTTATTTTCAAAGGGCACGAACCGGCACCAGTTACTACAACTATGCCGGATCAAGAAAATAATCAAAAAGTTGTTGCACAAATGGCACAAAACGCAATGAAATGATAACTGTAACTGAAACAGCATCAAAGAAAATACAACAAACAATACAAAAACGAGGTAAGGGTTTAGGCATTCGTGTAGGTGTAAAAACTACAGGATGCTCAGGTCTTGCCTATGTACTTGAGTATGTTGATGACCCCGGTGAATATGATATAAAGATAGACTGTAACGGATGTAGTTTATTTGTTGACCCCAAAAGTTCTGCATATATACAAGGCATGACCGTTGATTATGTTCGCAATGGTCTTAATGAAGGTTTTGAATTTAGCAACCCGAATGAACGTGACCGTTGTGGATGCGGGGAAAGTTTCAGAGTTTAAAATGGATGTATCACATATAGTAACAATTGGATGTAGCTTTACCTTTTGTCAAGGTTTGGATGATAAGTTAGAAACGGGATGGCCTGCATTAGTTGCAAAGCATTTTAATGCACAATTAACGAATTTAGGAATGCCTGGTATAGGAAACGATACAATACATCGTAGAACATACGAATATATTACTGAAAATTTAAAGTTCGAAAATAGTAAACCATTAGTCATCATGGCGTGGTCACAAATTGAAAGACATGAACAATGGTATCACGAACGAGAGGGTAATCCTATGTTTGATGACTATCATTTAATTGCTAGACCAGAGACTACTTCACCGGATGATCTTTACCAAAGAGTGTACTTAGAACATTACGATGAAATTAACTTTTATCGAAAAACCTTATTGTATAAATTAAGTTTGTTCAGTCTACTTGAGAATCTTGGTATTCCTTATATAACAACTGATTATATGAGTTTGGATAGAAATGAAAAGATTGAAAAAGTTGAAAAAAATTTTGCAGGCTTTGCTAAAAAGGTAAATGAAAATCCATATCGTATAGAAGATTTAAGTGACATTACAAGATGGAGTCCTAAATTACCATGCGGTCACGATACTGCTGAAAGCATGATACCAGTCTCTAATTATGTAATAACCAAAATAAAAGAATTATACCCTAGTATTAATTTTAGAAATGATATACAACATCTTAGGTTGATTGATTTTATTAAAACAGACAAATATCATAAAAAGTTCCCAGATTGGTGTCATTTTGTGTTGTAATATGATACAATATACGAATGTACATACCCAACAAATATAATTACGTTCCCATGAGCCGTGTAGAGATAGACGGCAAACGCAGATACGCAACACCCGATGGTGAAAAATTACCCTCAGTCACTACAATCTTAGATGCTACCAAAAGCGAAGAATCTAAGAAAGCATTGATGGAGTGGCGCAAGCGTGTGGGTGTTCAGAAAGCACAAGAAATCACTACAGAAGCCGCAGGACGTGGAACACGTATGCATAAATGGCTTGAGAACTATATCAAAACAGGAGAAACAGGTGAGCCCGGAAGCAATCCGTATAGCATCCAAAGCCATAAAATGGCACAATCTATCATTACACAGGGACTTGTTAAATGTAATGAATACTGGGGCACAGAAGTTCCCCTTTATTATCCTAAAGTATATGCCGGAACAACTGATTTGGTTGGCGTACACGATGGTAGCCCTGCTATCATGGATCACAAACAATCTAACAAACTGAAAAAACGTGAGTGGATTGATGATTATTTTATCCAATTAGCCGCTTATGCCAATGCACATAACGAAGTACACGGAACAAACATCCGTAAGGGCGTCATTTTTATGTGTACGGCAGACAATGTATATCAGGAATTCATCATTGAAGGCGCGGAATTTGATACTTGGACCGATCGTTGGTTTAAACGAGTAGAACAATACTACATGCAATTCCTATAACAAATCATATAGGTTTGTGATAAATAAGTGTATTGTGAAGAAATACACTTATGGCCATTATTCAGATTAGTAAAATACAACAACGAGCAGGTAACTTAGTTGACCTGCCTCAACTTGACAATGCCGAGTTTGGCTGGGCAGCCGATGAAAACAGATTGTTTATCGGTAGAACA